GGTAGGTTCTCCCGGTGTTTTTCTACGGAAGCCTCATACGCGAGCTTGCCATATTTGTGATGTTTTTTAGCCACCGGAGCCGCCTTGGTTCGCGCTGACCAAAAAGACCGAGAGGAGAAGGCGAAAGCTAGGTACGACGACATCAAGCGTCGGACGGGCGAACGCTCACGCAAAGTCGGTGCCGCTGGCCGCGACATCGGCAGCATCCCGCCGGTCAAGGACGCCAAGCGGCGCGACTCCTGCCGTGAGTCGTTCCGCTCGTTCTGTGAAACGTACGGTGCTGAGTCGTTCCTGCTGGCGTGGTCTGCCGATCATCTGACGGCGATTGCCAAGATCGAGGCGTCGGTGCTGCGTGGCGAGTTGTTTGCTTTCGCCATGCCTCGCGGCTCGGGCAAGTCAACGCTGTCGATCTGGGCGTGCATGTGGTCCATGCTGTACGGGCATCGCTCGTTCGTGATGCTTATCGGCTCTGACCAGGCGATAGCGTGCCAGATGCTCGACACGCTCAAGAGTCACCTAGAGCAGAACGACTTGCTCGCCGAGGACTTCCCGGCGGCGTGCTTCCCGGTGCGTTCTTTGCAGGGCATCACGGCTCGTGTGCGTGGGCAGACGTGCGAGGGCGAGCCGACGCACATGGGATGGACTGCGGACAAGGTGACGCTGCCTTGGCTAAAGGGTGCCGCCTCGGCTGGTGCTGCCGTGCGTGTCGCCGGCATCACGGGCCGCATCCGTGGCGTCAGTCACACGCGGCCCGATGGGCGCACGATAAGACCGGACCTGTGTCTGATAGATGATCCACAAACGGATGAGAGCAGCGGAAGCCCGTCGCAGGTAGCTACCCGTGAACGCATCCTCTCCGGTGCGATCCTCGGGCTTGCTGGGCCGGGCAAGAAGATCGCAGGCTTGGCGACGATCACGGTCATCCGCCCTGACGACCTAGCCGACCGGCTGCTCGACAGGATGCGGCATCCTTCGTGGCAGGGCGAACGCACGAAGCTCGTCTACGAGTGGCCGACTGCGGACGAACTCTGGGGCCAGTACGCCGAGATGCGGCGCGAGGGCCAGCGTAGCGGTGAAGGCACCGCAGCTGCCGACGCTTTCTACGCCAGCCAGCAGGCGACGATGGATGCCGGCTCGCGGGTGGCGTGGTCGGAACGGAAGCACGACGACGAACTGACGGCGATACAGCACGCTTGGAATCTGCGGATTGACCGTGGTGAGTCGGCGTTCCAAGCGGAGTACCAGAACGCTCCGCTCGCGGACGACATCTCAAGCGAGAAGTTGGACAAGCGTTCGCTCTCTTCTCGTGCTCTGACGCTTGAGCGTGGGAAAATCCCACTCTCTCACCAGACGCTTACGGCGTTCATCGACGTGCAAGACAAGCTGCTCTACTGGCTGGTCGCCTCGTGGGGCGATTCGTTCGGCGGTCATGTTGTGGCCTACGGCACGTACCCTGACCAAGCGTCTACGTTCTTTGAAGCGAAGAACGCTAAGAAGACGCTGGCTCTTGCGTCCAAGGGTGCAGGCTTTGAGGGTGCGTTGTCCGCTGGGCTTGAGTCGTTGACGCAGATCCTGCTTGGCAGGGATTGGCTGCGTGAAGACAACGTCGCCATGCGAGTGCGTCAGGTGTGCATCGACGCCAACTGGGGCCAGAGCACCGAGACGGTGCGGACGTTCTGCCGGCGGTCCACGTTCACATCGAGTCTGCTGCCAACTCACGGCAAGGGGATCGGTGCCTCGGGCGGCAGCTTGACCGAGAAGAAAGGGCGTGGCGAAAAGCTGGGACTGAACTGGATCATGCGGCAGACGGCGACGAACCAGCGGTATGGCGTCTACGAAACAAACTTCTGGAAGACGTTTTCGGCGGCGCGGCTGCGTCTGGCGATTGGCGATCCCGAGGCGATCACGCTCCACGCCGGCGATCACGACATGCTCGTGGAGCATCTGACCAGCGAGTACCCGGTTCGCACTGAGGCACGCGGTCGAGTCGTGGACGAATGGAAGTTAGACAACCGGCGCGAAAATCATTGGTGGGACTGCCTCGTTGGCGCTGCCGTGGCGGCGTCGATTGCAGGCGTGCATCCGGTGGCGACAGAGGCGGGCGGTCGGCAGCGGAAGAAGGTGACAATCCCAACCGGCACCAGCGGCAAGAAGTTTATACAGGTCAAGAAGCTGAAATGAATCAAATCACGCTGACTACCATCGACGGGCTAGAGCCTCGGGACATGGTGGCGATCACCACCAGGCTGACAAAGCCAGAGTCAGAGTTTCAAGGTGAGGTTGCTGGCGTCCTGGTCGGCGAGGCGAGCAGCTGCACGCCGGTGGCGGTCTGGCACTCTGACGGTGCAATGCTGGCGTGGGCCTGCTCGCACGTCTGGCGTGGGATGCAGACGCTGGAGCAGTACGTGGAGGAGCGGTATCGACAGACCGGCAAGGCGACGGCGCTCACGGCGTTTCTGCTTTCGGCTGGAGTCATCCATACCGGCAAGCCGCTGGCGGTGTTCTCGCGGCACACTGCCGACATCGCCCGAAAGCTAGGCTTCGCCGATGTTGTCCTGTTTGAGCGGCGCGGCTCCGAGTGGGTAGAGGTCTAACGGCATACCCGGTCTGTGATTGCCGGTGCTTCCCGTAGTGTTGCTGCCATGAGCGACGAACTACGCGACAAGATCGGCGAAGTGGCATCTGGCCCGAAGCGTGTACGCACCGACGCGGGCGAGGTTGAAGCACAGGATGTCGCCTCAATGATTGAGGCGGACAAGTATTTGTCGGCCAAGCGGGCCGTTCAGTCCAAGTCTCGTGGGCTGCGGTTCAACAAACTCCTGCCTCCGGGCACATTCTGATATGGGCTTGTTCTCAAACTGGTTTGCGCGACCTGAGCCGACGCGGCAGATGCCGACGTCGTCCAAGTTTGTTCGCGCACGGTTTGACGCGGCCGAGAGCCAGGACGACCGGCGGCACTGGGCCAACGCTGACTGGTTCAGCATGGACGGGGCGCTAACGCCAGTCGTCCGACGCACGCTGCGGAACCGTGCTAGGTACGAGCGAAACAACAACTCATACCTCGCTGGCATCTGCGAAACGCTTGCCACGGATCTCGTTGGCACCGGGCCACGGCTGCAACTCAACACGGGCGACAGCGAAGCAGACCGCACGATTGAGCGTGCGTTCTTTGATTGGTCGTGGCACGTCAATCTCGCTGAGAAGCTCCGCACGATGCGTCAGAGCAAGCTCATTGATGGTGAATCGTTTGCCATGTACTTCACGAATCCAAGGCTTGACGGCGTACAACTTGACATTCGCCTCGTCGAAGCCGAGATGGTTGCCACGCCCGTTGGACTCTACATCCCAGACACGACGCCGGAAGGCTCAATCGTTGACGGGCTAGAGTTCGACGACGTTGGCAACGTCATCGCATACAAGGTGCTCAAGTACCACCCTGGCAGCAACTGGCAGGTGAGTAACTTTGAGTTCAACCGCATCCCTGCCGAGATGGTGGTGCATTGGTTCTCTCGGCAGCGACCGGCCCAGCATCGCGGCGTGTCGGAAGTAGCACCGTCTATCCGGCTGTTCGCACAGCTGCGTCGCTACACCGATGCGGTGATTGCTGCGGCGGAAACTGCGGCGGACTTTGCAGCGTTCCTGCACTCCAACTCGCCGGCCGCCGAGGTTGACGACGTTGATGCGTTCGCGGAAATGCCCATCGAAAAGCGCACGATGGTCACGCTGCCGGAAGGGTGGAACGTCTCGCAGCTGAAGGCCGAGCAGCCGACATCGACGTACGCGATGTTTAAGCGCGAGATCGTCAACGAGATCGCTCGTTGCATGCAGATCCCATACAACATCGCCGCGCTTGATTCGTCGTCTTACAACTACGCATCAGGCCGCATGGACCACCAGATTTACACGTCTAACCAACGTGTTCTGCGTGATGAGATTGAGCGGCAGATGCTAGACCGCACGCTGCGTATGTGGCTTGACGAAGCCGTGCTTCTTGGCATTGTTCCTCGCGGCCTGCCGCCGATCAGCGAATGGCAGTGGTCGTGGGTATGGGACGGCAAAGAGCACGTTGACCCTTCTAAAGAGGCGAGTGCCGCAGAGACTCGTCTGCGGACGCACACCACGACTCTGGCTCACGAATACGCCAAGCAAGGCAAGAACTGGGAGCAGGAACTTCGTCAGCGCGCGGCCGAGGTTGCGTTGATGAAAGAGCTTGGCCTGTTCATCGACCTTGAGCCCGATGGCAGCTACGGCGCAGCAACACCGGAGGAGGCCGATCAGGCCGCAAATCAATGAACAAGCTGAATCTTGAAACTGCTGTTGAGTTTGTCGCCGCAGAGGCTGGCGATGGGATGCCGTCGCAGCCAAGGAAGTTTGCCATCGAGGCGTACACCGGCGCAGCGATCCGTCAGGGATGGTCTGCCGAGCCGATTGTGATTGATCTGGCTGGCATGAAGTTCAACCAGAAGATTCCGATTGTGATGGGCCACGACTACACGATGTCGTCCATCCTCGGTCAGGCCACGAGCGTGCGTGCTGAGAACGGCAGGCTATACGTCGAGGGCGAGATCCTCGCCGAATCTGACCTCGCCAAGCAGGTGACTGCACTGGCTGAGAAGGGCTTCGCGTGGCAGGCGTCTGTTGGTGCCGACGTAATGCGGCATCAGAAGGTAGCCGCCGGCGAGCAAGTAACCGTCAACGGTCAGGTCTTCAACGGACCTATCCGAATCGTAAAGGCTTCCAAGTTGCGGGAAGTCAGTTTTGTGACCTTGGGTGCAGATGACGCAACTTCTGCACGCATCGCTGCCGAAGAGGCAGAGGAGCTACTCATGGCGGAATCCGCCAACGAAACGCCCATCGAGGTCACTGCGACCCAGGTGGAAGCCACGGCGACCGTCGTCGTGGAGCCCAAGGTTGAAGCCAGCGCGGACGTGTCTGCGTTTGAGGCCAAGATCGAAGCCATGCAGAAAGAAATGGAAAACATGAAGCAGGTCATTTCCACCCGTGAAAGCCGCGCTCCGGCTGTTCACGTCGTTGAGCAGGTGAAGAACGACAAGGTGATCGAGGCGGCGCTGTGCCTCCAGGGCGGTCTGCCAAATGCCGACAAGGCGTTTGACTCCCGCACGCTGGAAGCTGCCGACAAGATCAGGCGGACGACCTCCATCGGCGAAGTGCTGATTGAGGCGGCCCGTGCCAACGGCTACACCGGCAGCAGCCGGATCTCCGCTGCCAACGCCGAGCCGGTCCTGAAGGCTGCGTTTGCGACGCACGACATCAACAACCTGCTGTCGGCGCTCGTCAACAAGTTCCTGCTCAACGGCTTCAACGCCGTCGAGTCGTCCTGGCAGGACGTCAGTGCCGTGCGGTCGGTCAACGACTTCAAGGCGATCAACCTCCTGCGCCTCAACGGCGACATGAAGTTCCGCAAGATCGGTAACGCCGGTGAGCTCAAGATTGCTCAGGCTTCCGATACGAGGCGGTCGGTCGCTGCTGACACCTACGGCATCAGCACGCAGCTGACCCGTCAGGACATGATCAACGACGATTTGAACGCTCTGTCGCAGGTGCCGCAGCGCATGGGTCGTGGTGCGGCTCTCGCGATGAATGAGGCCATCTGGGGTGAGTTCCAGAGCAGCAACGATACGTACTACCAGAAGGCTTCTGCCGCTGCTGGTAACGCTCTGTCGCTGACCGCGCTGAAGGCGGCTACCACCGGCTTCCGCAAGTTGACCGACCCGGACGGCAACCCGCTCGGCATCGCGCCCCGCGTGCTGCTCGTTCCGCCGGAACTGGAAATCACCGCTGCTGAGCTCATGACCTCGGCGTTGCTCATCTCGGGCAACACGACCAAGGAGCCCAACGCGAACGTGCTCCAGGGTCGGTATCGCGTCGTCGTGTCGAACTACCTCACGTCGGCCTCGACGTGGTGGCTCGCCGCCGACTCGGTTGACCTGCCGGCGCTCGACGTCGTGTTTTTGAACGGCCAGCAGGCTCCGACGATCGAACAGGTCGCACCGGATTACCAGCTGCTCGGCGTAGCGATCCGTGGCTTCTTCGACTTTGGCGTGTCCAAGGCCGAGAGTCTGTCGTGCTACCGGATGGCGACTGCCTGAGCGTGATCTAAGCAAACCGTGATCGCCGGGCGGGAGCCCAAGCCCGCCCGGCGGCATGATTCAACCAAACCCAATTTCCTAAGAAAGCAGGTGATCTAATGGCTTCTTATTTTCAGGATGGCGATCTCATCGACTACACGCCGTCTTCCGCTGTTGCGGCTGGCGATGTGGTCGTGCTCAATGACCTTGTGACAGTTGCTCCTCGTCCGATTGCTGCCAATGCTCTCGGCGCCGTGGCTGTTGAAGGTGTGTTCACGTTGCCGAAGGCTTCCGGTGCGATTGGGCAGGGTGCCATCGTTTACTGGGACTCGACCAACAGCAACATCACCACGACCTCGACCAGCAACAAGCGTGCTGGCAAGGCCGCCTACGCTCAGGCGTCGGGCGACACCACGGTCAAGGTCTTGCTGAATCAGGGCTGATTCGTCCCCGTCCCACTGCAAGCCGCCGGCGGCAGCGTTTTCATCCTTTCCGCGCCGCCGGCGGTCTTGTAGTCAGAGGTGCATATGTCCGATCTACTTGCCAGCGGTGCGTCTTGGCTCGCCGGCCAGTTGTCGGCGAGTGCGTCGCGGTCTGTCCGTTACTATCGCGGTGCGGACTACGGCACAGTGAACGCCACCATTGGCACAAGCCGCTTTGAGTCGCAGGGCACAAGCGGCGTGATTGAGCAGTGGGAGTCACGGGACTTCGTCATTAAGGCTGGCACGCTTCCTTTCGGCGAGCCGCTGCGGCACGACAAGATTATCGACACGCTCAACGGCATTGACGTCACCTACGAGGTGACGAGCCCGCGTGGCGTGCCGGTGTTTCATCACGGCGACGCATTCCGGCAGACTGTGCGCGTTCACACGATCGCCACTGCCGAGGCAACGCAGGTCGCTGCGACGCTCAGGCGTCGCTTCTGGGGCTCGTTTGCTGCCGCCACTATCACTGACGCACAGATCGTCGCCAGCCTTGCTAATGACCTCGGCGGCTCTCAGGCACAGTCGAGGACGATCACGGCTGCGACGGCGTATATCTACGTTGTGCTGCCAACGTCGTTTGGCACTCCGACGTTTGCCGTATCTGGCCTGACGTCGTCCGCGTGGGAGACGACGACCAGGACGATCACGTTCTCGGGTCAGTCGGCGTTGTCCTACGGCATCTACCGATCGACGTATCCGATCACTGGCACTGTCACCCTTGTGGTCACATGACGTATGTCAAGCATCAAAGGCACCAACGTACTCGCGCCGGTCGTGCCGTTTGACACGACGGACAGCCACGCATCGCATGAGGCAAGGTACGGTCGAGGCGGCTATCGCAGCGTCGCAGATCTGACGGAGCGAGACGCGATCCCGGCGCTCAGGCGAGAAGCGGGGATGCTGGTCTGCGTGCTGACTGACGGCAAGGTCTGGCGGCTTGGCGACAATCTGACGACGTGGAGTGAGTTTAAGTTAGGTGCGTCAACGTGGGATGAACTTTCTGGAAAACCGACGACGTTCACGCCTACGAGCCACAACCATACGGCATCACAGATCACTGACTTCTCGTCTGCCGTCGCCGCAGCTGCACCGCCGACAACGGATGCCAGCCTGCTGACAAGCGGCACTCTTTCGGCGTCAAGGCTCCCGGCGTCGGCTGTGCTGACGAGCGATGGCAGGCTGTCTGACGCACGCACGCCCACCTCGCACGCTGCAAGCCATGCCACTAGCGGCGGCGATGCTATCACGGCGGCGAGCATCGGGGCCGTCCCGTCTGCCGGTGGAACTCTCACTGGCGATCTCACCCACGCAGCCACGCAGACGTTTGTCTCTGCACTAGGATCCGCTGCGAGTCCTGCGTATACGTTCACTGGCGACACAAATACAGGAGTTTACTCACCTAGCGCAGACCAGTGGGCCGTCAGCACTGGTGGCGTAAAGCGGCTCCGCGTCGATCACCTAGGCGATGTCTATGTTGGCGGCGAGGGGAATCTGACAAGCGGGTTGCGATACCTAGATGTCATCAACATGGACACGGCATCTAGCAGCGGCAGCATAGTGAGACTAATAACGCTGAACAGAGACGGCACTGCGGGAACCCCCGCCCTTCTTGTTAAATACAAGAACGGCCAATTCTCCATCTGGAACGGGGAAACAGCCCCAGAGGCGTTCACCAGCTTCACGGTCGGCCTTAGCGAAATCATGCGACTGGCATCAACGGGCGTTGTCGGAGTTGGAGCTAACGTACCTGCACTCTCCAGCGGTGTCGGAATCCATTGCGCCGGCTCCACATTTCGTCTTGGCACCGCAAGGACTCCCGCTAACTCCACGGCGACCGGCAATACTGGCGAAATATGCTGGGACTCCAGTTACATGTACGTGTGCGTGGCAACTAATACCTGGCGCAGAATCCTCCACTCCACTTGGTGATATATGGCTCTCCCCCTATTGATGGCTCAGAATCCCCTGACCGTACCTGCGACCACCTACGACCGCATCTGGGTGGAACTCATTGAGATTTCCGCGCCCAGCCCTAGCGCAGATGCCAACGCCTATGTGCGGCTGCGACGCTTCGGGGTGCGTGACGGGGCGGTGGTCACTGATCCAGAGTCGTTTCGCTTGGAGGTGCCAAACA